CCCTGCCATACCAATTTGTTTAACTGCTGTAATATCTCTTGTGCTTACAGCTTTAAAACCTAAAGCGTTTGCTTGTAAAGTTAAGGCAGCATTTGAAGTTTGACCTGTTACAACTTCACCAGCACTAAATGTTCCTTCAACATTAGCAACAACTATTGTTGTGTGTTCTAAAGTAGGTGCTGAACTAAATGATGTTACATTTATTGCTGTTGTGCCAGCAGAATCAAATAATTCAAAAGTATTTGCTGTTGTGTTTCTAGCTGTGTAAACGGTTGTATCACTTGTAGCAGATGAGTCTATTTGAAAACTACCACCTGTTAAATGAATTTGTTGACCGTCTGTAATACCGTGATCGTTTAAAGTTACAACGGCCGCTGAAAACTGGCCTTCCATATCTGTGCCTGAAGCTGTGATAGAAGTAACTGCTGTATTTCTAGTCGCCGTTATACTTTGTACAATACCTGTGGCACCTGAAGTAGCTCCTGATACAACTTCACCTGTTGTGTATGAAGCTGTGCCTAAAGCATTTAAGTGTGTAAACATCTCAATGTCAAATAAGAAATGTTTGAATATTGAACTTGTAGCGTTTATATCATCTGTGTCTGTAGCAGATACAGTTTCAAAGCCACGAGATTTAGCACGACCAATTTGTGGCACGGTTGTACCAACTGTTGATACCTCTGTACCTCTAGCGCTTGTGGCCGTATCATATAAGTTTATAGTTTTAAATGCCTCTACATCACCAGAAACAAATCCTATGTCTGGCGAACCAAAAACATTTGTAACATTAAAAAAGTTTTTAACATTAAATCTTGTTTTGTTATTGTTTGCTGTTTCAAAATCTCTTGCTTTATCAACATCAACAAAAGTTGTTCCTAATCTTTCAGCTTCATAACCTTTTACATATGCTTTAAAGGGCGATACACCTAAAGCGAGTTTAGTAGCGTCACCACCATTAGCCAATGTATTAATACCTCTATTATTACCTGAGGCTAAATGTTCTCTTACATCAAAATCTGGATTTCTTAAAACATAATCACCTGATTCGTCAAATGTTCTACGAGCAAGTGTGTCTTCTAGTACAGCATATTCTGTATTTCTTACAATTGTTTTAATATTACCATTTACAACTCTAGCAATTTCATAAAAGTTTTCATCTTCGGTAGAAGCTAAAGTTTTCTTAGCAAGTGTTAATAAAATTTTAAATCTGTGAGCACCTGGAGCATTTACGTTTGATGAACCAGCAGCGTTATCATTTAAAGTTGTGTCATCACTTGGTGTTACAAATGATTCTGTTACCGTAAATCCTATTCTATATGATGGTGTGTCTGTATATTTGTCTAGTATTAAAGTTGAAGAGTCAACTTGTACAAAAAAACCATTTATATAATATACACCTGCTTGAACACCAGCCGCTGAACCTGTGGCAGTTGTGTTTACAACAGCAGATAAAGAAACACTATCACTATTTGTTCCTGTAATTGTTTCACTATCACTAAAAGTTGTGGTAGAATTGTTTGAACCTGTTTTAGAATACTTTACAAATATTGTATCTGGATCAGTACCGTCTGTAGCTTCTGTTTTTGTAATCTCAGCAGTTACACCTGAAGTACCACCAGTTAAAATTGTTCCTACTGTAAAGTGAGATAAAGTGTTTGAACTATCAATACTTGTTAACTTGACAGCATAATATTTTGTGTCAATAGATACTTGACCAGGAATAACCATCGCACCTTTTTTAAATAGGTGATCGCCAACTCTTTCGATTTGGTTTTGTAATATTGTTTGTGATGTTGTTAACTCTCTAGCCTGTACAGCAAATGCTGGTCTAAAAAGAACTCTATGGAATTTTTTACTTTCCGTAAAGTCATCATAGTAAGGCGAGAGGTTAAAGTCTGTTGGACTTGGCATTTATTTCCCTCTAAAATTCAATAATCAGTTTAACGTTTTCAGTTTGATCTGCTGCTCTAGTTATTGGTGATCTATTTTCTATATACATCACGTCACCTGTGTCAGCGTCAATCTCACCTGAATTATATCCACTAGAAAATACTACACTATCAACAGTTGTTGATGAAGTTGATGGTGTGGCCGAAGCACTTGAACTTTGACCAGATATAGCATTTGCTCCTGAAAAGGCCGTTAAGTTACCATTACTATCAACGCCCTCATCATTAAATCTTGTTTGAATATAATATAAAATATTGTTTGAACTATCCCATTCAACAACTTTACCTACTGCGCCTGTTGAAGCTTGATTTATTTCTTCATCTGCTGTAAATGTTCCTGATGGTGATGTTACTAATACTGCTTTTGTGCCTCTTAATGTAGTAGCACTAGCAGCTGAACCGCCTGATAAAATATCTCTCATTAAAACAACTTTTCTAAAATCGTTTGATGTTGTGAAGTCACCTGTGTTTGAAGTTTCACCAGCTTCAAAGTTTGTATTTAACATTACAAAAAATCCGCCTAATTCTTCTATAGCATTTTTACCGTGACCACCTTTTGGTTCAATAATTACATCTAACTCTGAACCTGATAAAGAACCACCGCCAGCAGTATTAATATCAGCAACTCTAATATAACCAAAAGTATATCCTGTTCCTGGTGTAGTTACCGTAACTGCTGACACAGCACCACCTGAGATTGTTACCGTAGCTGCGCCACTTGAACCATCTCCTCTAATAGCAACACCTGTGTGTGAACCATTTGTACCACCTGAACCGGCAGTTTTAATTCTAACGTGATTTACAGCGCCATCTACAGCAGCGGCAGCCACCGTTGAATCTGTAGCAACAGCCATAAAATCAGTAGATAAAAAGTTTGTTCTTTGAGCAGCTGTTAATGTGTACATATATTTCCATTTGTAACCGTCTCCTGTTGATAAAATAGATGTTGACGTGCCTGTTGGTTTTACCGTTGAAGCAGTATCGCCATCATTTTCTAAACATTTGTAAACATTAAAGTCATCTGTTAATACATAAAAGTTTGAATCAAATAAAGTTGTAGCACCACTAGAAGCTGTTTGAACACTTGAAGTTGAACCAGTTACAAAATGACCATAGTCGTGTCTGTAATAATCGTATGTTGTACCTGTTGCCCAATTTCTTCTAGGAACTACAATAGATGAATCTGTACTTGTAACCTTTTTAGCAGCTAATAATTCGTTAAAAGTATTAAATTCTTCGTAGTTTGAATCAATTGGTGTTGGTGGAGCACTATCAGAACCTTGATATTCTGTACGGCTATCACCTCTTGTTTGTGTTGTAAATGCTTGTGGTCTTCCTATGCCCAAGTAATAGACATTTGCTGAAGATTCTGAAAAAGATTCCACAAATTGCTCTTGGTTGTGGATTCTAAATTTGTTTGTTATTATTGCTGCCATAAATTCCTTTTTAATCTATTTATATTTATACCTCTTAACTATAGCTTATTGTAATTTCCGTTGGAAAAGCTAAATAAGTCTTTAGTGTCGGTGTGTTTATCTCTCCAAATTGAACAGTAGTACCGTCAACACTATCTAATTGTGTGCCAATAACTTTGTGCTGATTCCAGTCTGCCAGAGTTAATGGTTGTATATATGATGTTGTGGTACTATCAGCACCAACGGCTCCTGTTTGTGGAAAGCTACTTCCACTATACAATCTGTAAAATCTATTAATACTTCTCATACGAGGGCCTGCCACTACAACACCAAATCTAGTTGTGTTTTCTCTAATAGTATGTGTTTGTCTAGTATCAAATTTTAAAGTGATAGCCTGTTTTAACGTAACATCCCTTGTATTTGTAGTAAAGTGTTCAGTTGTGCTATCATTAAAGTCTGGATCAACACCAGCCTGTGGACTGCCTCTTAATGATGTACCATCTGTTTCTGTTCCTAATCTTCTACCAAATATTGTAGAGAATAGTGTATTAATTATTAGTGCCACGCCATCATAATCAACACTAGAATTAACACCTGTAAAGCTTCTAATTCTGTTATTAACTTGTGAAGCTATGTTTACTTGACCTGTAAAATAAAAACCAGCACCGTGCATTGTCTTTTTAAAACTATCTCTCCAGTCAGCAATTGATCTACCTACTTTAATTACATAAGAATAATCCTGATAGTATAAACTATCTTGTATTCTCATTGTTGTTTCTGAAATGTGGCCATCTTCATTTAAAAATGAACCTGAAGTAGTTGCTACTGCTGAAACCGTGGTTGTGGCAGTTGCTAAACTACCTGCTTTAACTGTAGCGGTTGCCGTTGAACCTGAGCCTGTAACTGTAACGTCTGTACCAAAGTTACCTGTCACATCACTTAAAGTCATTAAACCTCTGTCAGTATCTAAAGAAACAAAAGTACCTGAAACGGTTGTTGAACCGTCATCACTAATTCCTGATACAGTATCACTTGTTACAAAAGTACCAGAAACACCTGTTACAACAAGTTTTGATCTTAACGATAATGTAGGTGGAGATGGTGACTGTTGATGTTCAGCACCTGATTCAATAATTTTTGTTGATTGAACTCTGCCAATTTCAGGACCAAAAACTTTTATTGTAGCACTTGAGCCTTCACTTGTAATAGTAGCTGTTGGTAAAGAACCATAATTATTACCACCATTTATAATTCTAATATCTGTAATATCGCCTGAGCCTGTTCCAGATTCTTGTACAATTTTATTACCTGTAAAAGGATCGCCTCTTTGAGTTTCATCTTCTAAAACTAAATGATCTATACCCTCTGTCATATTAGTTGTGCCTTCTTCGGCCACAATACCACCATTTACAAGTGAAACTTTTGCCTGAGCAGAACCACCACCTGTATCTGTATTATTAAAAACTATATCATCACCAATTGAATAACCTGATCCAGCACTATCTACAAAAATTTGTGAAAGAGAGCCACGACCAATATCATCAATGTTTATTGAAGCACCTGATCCACCACCTGAAATACCTAATGCCTCGCCAGTTGTATATAAAGCACCATCATTTGTAATTGAAATTACACTTGGTATTCCTGTAACAGTTGCCTTAATAAAAACATCTGATTCATCTGTTTCTGTACCTCGTATGATTTCATCTATTTGAAAAGTACCTACAATAGTATCTTCATTTAAAATAAACTCTGTAACAAGATTTTCACCTATTTGAAATTTAAATACGTTTTCAATAATAGCAGTCGCTTCTGAGGTTTCACCTGTTATTGTTCGGCCTATTAAATCTGTTGTATCACCTGTTAATGATTGAGCTGTTGATTGTATAGCTCTCATAATTTTTCTAGTATCAAACTGTCCATCTGAAGCTCTTAACATTTGTTCTCTAGGATAAATTACTTCAGCGTTTTCGTTAAATAACAATCTAAAAAATAATTCGTGGCCTCTGGAAGTACCTTTTGATCTGTAAAGTGTTTTTATATTTTTAATTAAATTTCTTTTATTTAAACCAGTTGCTAATGTTTCAGGTAAAGTATTTAAAAATTCTGTTCTAAATTTTGTTAAGAAGTTTGATATAGCTTTATCAGGATCACGAAAGTTTAATAACTCTTGTATGTTAGTAACAGGATTAGGTTTGTAATTATTAATAACTGCTTGAGCACCTGAACTAGCACCAGTTACAATTTCATTCATAACAAATTTATCTTGTGCTGATATGAATAATCTATTGTTTATTAAGTCTTCGGTTAATACGGTTGATGTGGCACCTGAAGTGGCACCTGTAATTACTTCACCTCTAGTAAACTTACCAAAAGATGTATCTTCTAAAATAATTTTATCACCAGCGTCTAATTGTGTTCTATCAGTATCTAAACGAGAAGCGTCTAATATTAAATTATTTTCTTGAGCTGTTTCTGTTTCTAGTGTAATACCATCTGTTGATTCAATACTTGTAACGGACATTTCTGCCGATTCCATAAATGTATAATAACTTTTAATAAACTCTAAAAATTTAGGGTGATCGGATAAAACAAACTCAGGAGCTTGTTTTTCTATGAGTAAGGATAATTTATCTTTAAAATTGGCCATTAGTAACTACTTGTCGTTGTGTATCCTACGCCAGCGTCAGCAGAACCTCCAACAAACGAGTCAGCAGTTACAGTAATTGATGAATTAGCAGTATCAATTTCTAATATTTGATTTCTTACAGGTACAACATCATTTGAATTTGGTTTTACTGTTAACTCAACAACTGTTGAAGCTGAGCCTCTTATGTTTGATATAGAAGCTATGTTTAAAGAATTAAGAGTAATTTGACCAGTAGTATAATTAATTGTACCTTGTGTGTTGTTAGAGTATGTTCTAACACCAGAAACTACATAATATCTTCTAACATTACCTTGACCGTCATCATCTAAAAACATTTCGTTTATTGTGTCGCCATCTACTTTAAATCCTGATGATTCTAAAATACCACCAGCAGCTGTATTGTGTCCAGAGTGTGGATTGTACAAAGTATTTCTAAAGTAAACATTATATAATGTTGAACTAGATAAAGTTGGTGTAAACTCTTTTCTAATTTTTAAAGTTGTTATGTTTGATAGTATTGATGTATCAGTATCATCAATTGCTTTTGATAGTTTAGAGTATCTAAAAACATTATCAAATTTTTGTAAATTTACTGTACTAAAATTTGTTACAGTAGTTAAAATATCAGACTTAATAGTATCTGTTGTTTTTATTGTAGCATTAGTGTCATACTTAACATTACTTGTTAATAGTATTTTTGTTGTTTCTGGATCAACTATTTCAGGTGTTACAGAAGCAACATTGAATTTTTTTAATTGTGTTACTAAATCAAGTTTAGTAGCATTTGTTAAAGTAGAACCTGAAGCAGCCTTAATTGAAATTTTTACCGTACCATAAACTGGTGTTTCTTCATCTTCTCCACCCCAAGCTGAAACGGCCTGAGCATTAGGATATAATTCTAAAATTTTTGTTTCATAATCACTTGTAGTAACTGCTCTGTCTTGTGCTGAATATTGTAAAGGAGCATTAAATCTAATTGACTCTTTTGTTTGTGGTTCTGAACCGCCTTGAGCATTTGAAGATGTTGAAATTGAAACATCTGAAAATCCATCAATTGTTCCTGATAAAGTAAAAGCAGAAGCACCATTGGCCTCCGTTTTGTTAGTCACAACATATTCTAAAAGTACAATATTACCATCTGTTAAAGATTGGCCTATAATACCATCACCAAAATAAACTTCAAATTTGCCTTCATCACTTTCTTGTAAAAAGTAAACTTTACTTTCACTATTTAAACTTGTAAAACTTGTAGCCTTTGAATAAGTGTTTGTAGTTGTATCGTTTGCTGAGCTTTGAACTGAAACTTTTAATGTTGTTGTGTCAGCATTTATTGAAGGTATAATAAATCTTTGGTCAACATCTGAACTATCAACTGTATATTTAAAAGTAACTAAAGTGCCTTCAAAAACTTGTAAACTTTGAAATTGATAAACACCCTCTGACGGTGAAATTGTTGTTTCAGCATTTGTAACAAATTGATAAGAAGTGCCATCAACTGTTGTTGTAAAAACTGTGCCTTTAGCGGCCGTGATTGTAGCAGGAGTGCCTGTTACATTATTCATTGTTACATCAAGTAAAGCTGAAGGAGCTTTTGATGATGTTGGTGTGTAACCTAACATCTTTGCTAATGATACAATATTTTTTCTAATATCTGCTGAGTCTAGGTACATTTCATTTGCTAACATATTAGCATTGAAACCTAGGTAGTGTGTATTGTATGCCAGTAAATCTAATAGTACAGCAAAACCTGATCCTTCAAAATCATAATCTTGGAACTCTGATTGATTCTGTAAAAATGTTTTTAGATTTAGTTTTATTGCGTCAAAATCTAATTCTGATACTTCTAATTTATTGCTGGCCATATTATCTTAATCTTTCTAAAAAAGTTTCTACTGTTACAGGTAAAGTTGAGCCAATTACATAAAAAGATATTCTTAATGAATAACGATTTAAGTCAGCATTTGGCCGAGATAGAACTTGAACTAATCTAATTCTAGGCTCAAAATTTGTTAAGACTTCTTCAACTTTTCTTTGTAAATTTAAAGACGTTAAAGGTGTTATCGGTTCAAATAATAATCCTCTAATACCACATCCTATTTCAGGATGAAAAGGTCTCTCATAATGACTAGTATTGATTAAATTACGAACTGATCTTTTCACTGCTTCAACATCTGTCAATTTGTTAACATCATTAGTTGTAGTGTTACGACCAAAGTCTAAATCCAAGTCTTTATAAATTCGACTTGTTCTTTTACTTTTATTTGATACGTTTTCTACACTATAACTTGGCATAACACCTAATATTTATAAGACTATCCAGAGAATACGTTAGAAGAACCTGAAGTCATTGCTCCAGCGTCAGCACTATCGCCTATTCTTGCTAATGCTAAGCCCTCTACGAATACCGTTGAAGAACCAGCGTTTACTTGTGCCACGTGATTAGCACAAGGAGGGTTTGGTGGAAAAGGGTGAGGTACCGTTTTATCTGTTATTCTTGCCATTAGTAAACTATTAGCAAATACGGTAGATTGAGCAGGTGTTGTTAATGTAGTGGTTGAACTACAAATATGACCTGTTGATAAACTATCACCTTTTCTACAAGCGGCTGGCATTACTTACCTTGACCGTTATAAAATTTTAGACTTCTTTTTTTGTGTTTATTCATTGAACTCATTTTACACTTACCTTTTTTAGACGCTTGAGAAGTCTTTTTTGGCATAGTTTGATGAGCAACAAAACTTTTTGCTAGTTTTGCCATTATCTACCTGCTTCTCTAGCTGCTTTTAGAGCTGCTTTCTTTTTTTCTATAGCGATTGATTGTCTAATCTTTCTTCCCATTGGTATTTGAATAGATTGACTAATTTGTTTGCCTTTTTTAGTGATATATTCAACACTTATAAATCTATCTTTGTAATCGCCTTGTACAGACATTACGGCCTTCTTTAAACTCATTGATTCTTTTTCTTTTTCTTCGCCTGCTTCATTCCAAAACAGATATTTTCTCATTTTTGCCATTTTTTTTATCCTATATTCAAAATTTACTCTTTTATACTATTTATATTAGAATTTACAACGTGTTTTTGCTTGTAATTTTTCAATTTGAACAATTCCGTCAAGTGATTCGCTCATTGATTCGTTTGAAAGCTCAAAATCTGGCGAAAATTTACATTTTTCTACTTTCCTTGAGCAGGAAGTGAACAAAACCAGAACAATTAGTAAAAATAATGCTTTTTTCTTCATTTTTTTGCTTTTTTTAGTTGACTTTCCTATTTATTTGTTATAGGATATACGAGTAATGACAACAAAAACAAAAGGACAAAACACTATGACGAAAATAAAAGAAAATATGGCGATATTTTTTGGTATCGTTTTTATATTCAGTATGATACTTGCTACTGGCGCTGTAGAAGCTGACAATTACCTTGTTGGTTTTATAATGGCTCTTGTTGGTATTTCAACAGGTATTTTAACATTAATTCTACAATCGGAGGTAAAATAATGACTATACACGTAAATTGGACTGCTAAAGATTTAGACGAAGGTATCTCAAATATGATGTTAGGTGCTAAAGCTGACTATGAGAGGTTTCATACTTCTAATGGTAGAAAAGAAATAGTATCAGGATCATATGGTGATATTCAATTAAAAGAATATGACTCTAAAACTAAAGTTAGTTTTGGTAAAAAATTTATCAAAGTTGTACAAGAAAGAAGCGTATTTGCTTTTATCGTAAAAGAAGATACTGATAAATTTAAAAAAGGTGATATATTGAAGCCTGCTGGTTATAACGCTCCTGCTCAAAACGGTGCTAGAGGTAATGTTTTAACTGGTAATTATTATATTAACTGGACTGGCCCATTGTATATGGATAGTCAAAGAAGATTAAGAGCATAATATAGAAAGGACACTATGATACTATTAACTGAACTGAATAAACAATTATCTAGTCTTAGCATTGAGGACTTGAATATAACAAAAGATTATATTAAAGACTTAATTGAAGTTAAGATTAAATCAACACTTAAAGTTGGTTCTAAAGTTAACATTGTACAAAAAACTAAAAAGACGCCTGGCGTAATTACTAAAATTATGAGGTCAAAATGTTTAGTTAAATGTTCAATTACAACTTACAGAGTACCTATGAGTATGTTGGAGGCCGCTTAATGTTGTACGCTGATAAAATTATGAATACAGAAAGATACAAAGAACTTAAAGATGTAGGCAATAAGATTGCTAAGCAATATCTATCTACAAAATTTGAGTGTAGTGTAGCTAAGGGTATACCTATGAAGTATCTATCTTTCTATAAAGAGTTTTCTAAAAAAGTAAAACCTTTAAGAATACGTTATAGAGGTAATTCAAAACAAGGCTATAATAGGCCTACTTCTTTTTGCCATATGGCTTACGCTGATACTTTTGCTATCTACCATAGATAGACAAGCAGGTGTAGTTTAATGGTAAAACGTTTGTTTGTGGTACAAAAATTATCTGTTCGATTCAGGTCACCTGTACCAAAATTTTAATTCCTTGTTGTTATGAAAGTGAAACGGTGCCGTAATGTGGAGGTGAGGCACCGTTTCTATGATAGAGTTAAACTCTATCGTGGTGTGGTATAGTTATTTATAAACTAAATCCCTTGTAAACGTGGATCATTAGAAAAAAGATTTTTCTTTGCCTTTGGTCTGGCAATACTATCTTTACTTCTTTTTCTTAATTGAGCTCTAGCAGAGATTTTATATCTTTTCTCTTTTTTGAGAGCTCGTAGGTCTTTTATTAAGTCCATACATACTCCTTTTAAAAGAGCGTTTCTTCAACCTTAATGGTTTACTTCCGTCCGTTTTAGGATAAACGATTGTATTATTATTTATATAAGATCAAAAGTGCCTAGTATCATACAGACTATTACATAACCTACATAACCTAGTAAACAATAACCAATTATTTTTTCATACCAACTAAACATTTATTGTATTATTAAATATATACTACTATCAGTTGACATTTTTTTAGAAGTAAAATAATTAAACTTCATATGTTCTTCAAACTTTTTAGGTTTAATAAGAAAAGAATACATATAACTCATTAAGTTAGCAAATCTATCTTGTATAAGTTTATTACCATTTTTAAACAACTTAATGGCCTGATTATAGTTTTCAATTTTATTTGATAGTCTTTTATATTTACTAAACATTTCTTTTAATTCTTTTTGTGCCACACTATAACTAGATTTATCTACAGCACCACCTCTTAAACTGTAATTGTATTCTTCATTAACATATTTTGTATAAGCCTTGGCGTCAACAGCACCAGTTTGAAAACCAGCACCAATAAATCGGCCTTCTAACGAAACGTTTAATGTTGTAGCGCTGGCCTTAAAACCAACACGAACAGCAAAACCAGATTTAGATATAATAATAAAGTTATTAAAACTTTCTGATAAATCAACTCTATCAAATTTTAAATCTAAATCAAGTTTTGATCTCATTAAATTACTAGGGTCAATAATAGATGAGGTCGCCGTTTGCCGTTCTACTTGTTTAAGTGATATAGGTACAATATCTCTTTTATTAAAGGCATTTGTTAATTCACTATTTAATTGATTGGCTGTTTTTGTTTCAGTAAGTGTATTCATTTTATAACCTTTTTTAATTAACCATACATCACCTGGATTCCAGTTGTCATCTAACTTGTTTGTTAGTTTACGAGCCACTTTATATAAATCAAATGTTAAAGGTCCTTTTTGTCTTTCGTATTGATAACCTTTTTTTAAACGAAACTTTTTTAATTCGTTTAATTGTTTAACAGCACTTTCATAATAAAAACTATCAAAGTATTGGTCATAAGTATTTTTAACTCTTTTAACCATTGCTCTGACTTCTTCCTCTTTTAATACTTTACCTCTTTCAATATAGTTTTCAAACATATACATTGAGACCAATTCTTTAATCTCTGTTAATACGTTAGTCTTGGATTTAGCATTATTGGTAAAATGATTAAATGAACCGTTAATAGAACTTTCAGAACCTTTAAATAAAACCACTTTGTTTTTATCATCTTTTAAAAGTATAGATTTATTACCTTTGGCCAATTCAATAACTTTAGACGGTTTTACTTTTTTACGAGTAATTAAAAAGATAGTTTGACCAGGTCTATAACCCTCTTTACGAAACAAGGCCACATTTGTAGGTTTATCTTTAAGTTGTACTTTGTGATTTTCACCGTACTTCTTATTTTCTACAATACTTGCCATTATGACCCTATACTAAATGATGTACCACAACCACAAGAACTTGTCGCCTTTGGATTGTTAAACTTAAACATTGATTCAAAATCATCAAAACTATAATCTAATTCTAAACCCATAAGATACAATTCGTAATCTCTACTTACTAACAACACATTATCAACAAGACAATCATTTCGTTGTTCTTCGTCCGCATAAGACCAAGTATATTCAAAGCCAGCACAACCACCACCTTTTATATCTAAACGTACAAAAGGCTTATTGTTCTTGGTTCGTAATTCTCTTAACCTTAATAAGGCATTATCGGATAGTTTAATCATACAATTATTTAGGATAAAGCTTCGAGAATCCGAGAGAATTTCCGAGTTTCCGGTGGTTTAGAGAGCCTTTAAGATACACGTTAAGCTAATCAATATTAAACGATATAGATATACGCTTTTCTTTTTTATTTAAATTAGGCTCGACTAAATGATTTAACCAACTAGGAAAGATATACAAGTTAGACGCTTTGGCCTCTTGCCACCAATTGGCTGAATTATAGGGATTAAACACCTTGTAAGCTTTGTTCCAATCATAGGTAAATGAGTCAATGCCTGGCCGATTAAACATTATATTACCACAATCTTTAGGTGTATTTACATAATAAACACCAGACAATAAACAACAATCGTGCTTATGTAATACGTTATAATCTCTATAACCGTTTATATTAATCCAACAATTGTTAAGTTTAGCACTTTCTTTACATTCAAGGCTTTCTAAAAAGATATTACTATGATACAGTATAGCATTGTATAAGTCTTGTAGTGGCGGCTCTTTTAATGAAAGATCATTTGATTGCCAACCACCATCATTTGTAAATTTACGGCCTTTGTTCCTTTTAGGTAATGATAAACAGTAAGACTTTAGAGACTTATTTTTTAAAGCTAAAGTCGTCTTGTATAAAGGTATTTTAAATATATCTTGTATTTCACTCATTGGTATATAATATCATATGTATGTATATATGGCAACTCTGGAGGCCGTTTTTTGTCCGAGGGGTTTTTTCTCTAAAAGGAAGTGTATTAAGGCTTCCAGTTGGACTCTAAGCTTTTCCTGATGGTTTAACACCACTATGTATAATATGTGAGTATTGAAAGGGTGGCCATCTATCCAGGAACCTGGAGAAAAAAATTGCGTTAAAATGTATTGTTTAACATCTTTATTACATTTATAGATTAGAAAAGCAGGCCAGCTGGCAATAGTCGTTTTCTCTACCAGGTTTTGACACACTCGCAAGACCTAGGTCTATACCATTGTGTAAGACTCTTACACAAACTCTTACACAATTAAACCACCAGTCTATGGGTTTAAATCTATTCTACTGCCTCTATGAGTAACAGAGCCTGTTGTGTTGTCTATTGTTGTACCCTCTACGGTAACGGTTCTACTACCGGCCACCGTCATATTGTAATTGCCATCTACTTTGACATTGTAATCACCACCAGCGTTTACATTTATCTTACCATCTACGGTAACCAAGTTGACATCACCTTTGTCCACTTGTATGTTTACGTTGGCGTTTGAGCCGACTTGTATATCGTAGTGATTGTTGGCCGTATTGGATTTGTTAATGTAAATCTTGTGGCGGCCGTCTATGGAGACATCAGCATCTCCGCCTATGGATACTTTATTGTCATTGGTTAAAAGGGTAAAGTGGTCACCTTTTATAATGTCTGTTCGGGTTCCTGATGGGGAAATTTCATAACTTGTACCTGTTCTATGTCTTTCGTGTATTCGTTCATTGTTAGGCGTATCATCAAATTCAACAATATGGCCTGACTCTGTTTCGTTTACGTGATTGTACGGATAGGTGGCCGAATAGGGAATTTCTGGTTGATCAAATGTATCTCCATCAGAGGCCGATACGATTGATCCGTCGGCCGCCGTAACAGGATTAAAGTCGGCTGTTGCCACTCCTGTAATACGTGTTGACCGTCTTAATGTTAATGAAAGATGTGGATTTGTTTCTGTATCACCATCTTTTAGATTAACGGCCAGCCTATTGGTGTCCGGCTCATTTTTGTATTTGGGATAAACTCCGTTAGGGTCATAAAACCCCTTTGACGTATTGGCTAACTCACTTGGCCTCCCAGGTAAACTACCCATTATAATAGGCTCTTGCCTTGTATTGCCATCTCTAAAATATCCTAACACCCAACTACCTTCAACAAGGCCACTAGGAGATTGGCCAAGTCCTGTAATGCCGGCCGCTGTAACAGGTAACATTACTTGAGCCCAAGGCAAATCGGCCGTGGGTAATATCTCTTTGTTTCCTGTGTGATGGCCTAATGCTCTGACTTTTAATCGGCCTGTGTAAGTAGGGTCATTACGGCCTTCTACTACGCCGACAAACCAGACAAAACCGTTAAACCCTAAAAATTTATCATTCATACTTTTATTTTTTTACCGATATATGTTTTCTTTTAATACACTCACTATACGCCATAAACAGCCATTTCTATAAAGTGTACGCCAGACATTGTTACTTGTCTTTTCCCTTATTACGGCCTATTATCCGAGACAAGGCAGTTGCTAAACTGACTTTATCATTGATATATTCTCTGACACCGTTCAATCCCTTAAAGAAATATAGTGTTTTTATGGTATATAGTCCATCTTCAGCGGCCGCTAGAGAGGTCTTATATGAGTTTCTTATGTTGTCTATTATATTTTTCATTGTTTTCTCTGTTGTTGTTGAGGAAGTCTCTCTATCATATTTTCAGCTTGCCTTCTCTCATTGTTTCTGTTATGGCCTGCTGGGTGGCCTATATTATCACGGAAGCGCCGGACTCGGCGGATTCTCTCAGCCTATTTCAATATCTTATTACCTCCCAGGTCTTGTAAGACTTGTTCATCTAACTGGTCCTGTAATACGTTTATCTTGTTCTCTAAATTTTCTTTATTTGTAAATGTATCTGTTGTTTCTACTGGATATGGTCTCATAACGCTATCTTTTATACAATCTACGACCATTCTATGTTTATCAGCGCCTGTATTAACTTGGTGACGTATTGATTTAACTAGATAACGACCAGACATATAGGGGTCAATGTCTAAAGGGTTATCTACACCAGATGGTTCAAATGCTGGCATTTCAAAGGAGATGAGTTCTCCTACTGATAGGCCAGTAAATCCGTGACAGTTTAGACTTAATGTCATTGTTTCAAAAGCAAGTCTTTGTGATAGTCTTTTGCCTAATATCTTTTCTTGTGGTGCCTGTTCAAAACCTGTGTGTACGTTTTCTGTTGTTGATACAAAATACAATGTACCCTCTGGACTATCTGATAATGTCTTACCCTCGTCATAATTGGCCGCTGGTAGTATTACCTTGTCATCTATCTTATTACCTTGTCCGTCGTGTTCAGTATGGAAGTTCTTTTCAAACTGTGTCAAGTAATCAAAATCTGTTTCAGTAAAGGTTTTGTTATATAAATCGTGTGATACAACTCGGCTGTTATAGACACCGTTTCTTAAATTTTTAAGTGTATCAAATTGGCTGTTAATGTTAAAACTTTCTACAATTTGCATACTTCTAATTACATTTTTATTACCTTGTTCATCTCTAACGTTTGCTGGCACACTTAAAAACTTGGCAACAACAGGTCTTGCTGATACACCAGATACGGCCAACATAGACTCGTATGATTTAAATGAAAAACCAATTGAGCTCTCAAAGAAGCGCATACCAGCATTGTTGTACTTTAAACTTTCTGACTCTTTTGCTAGTTCATCTATAAATTCAAAAGGTCTAATTCTTGGTGTAGTATATTTTCTAATACCACTTGTTTCTTCTACGATTAATGGTTTTTTAGATTTAAGTTCATCTCTAACAATGTTTAACACCATACCATCTATTGAATTGGTAAAAGGTCTTTGTATTCTAACTTGTTCGTTAGTTATCATTTCTCTACTACAAAAATGTAAGATATAACCTTGTGCTCTAGGATTTAAACCTATTCTATCTGATATTTTATAGACGTACATAGGGTGGCCAGTTTCAGGTGTAAAATCAAAGGCACGGCTTGTACCAGGTGTAAACAGTTTAAACTCTACTCGTTCTAAACCTGTAAGTGGTAAGTGATTTGGTATATTTTGAGCGTCTGTCACCACAATATTACCTGATAGACATTTACTGTCTAAACTTTCGTAAATGTTTATCTCTGCGACTAGACTTCTAATTGATATTTTTTTTGAATTACTTGAACCAGCTGCTGATTGATATGAGACCAATGTTACATCTGATAAAGAATATTGGCCAGCTGATTTTAGTTCATCTGTATTAATTTCACTATACATTATAATTAGCCTTGTATTTTACGTTCAAATTCTTCTATGAATAATCCTAAAAACTGTGGGTTTAATAACCTAATAGTTCGTTTCTCGTCTTGTAATCTTCTTTCGTATTCATAATTAGATACAGACTCAGCGCCTGCCTCTGTACTATTAACTTCTATTTTGTGTGAGTAATCATCTGGACCATTACCTGTTGTATCACCACTTGATTGTGTAATCTCATAATGATGTATGCCTTGTGGATTTGTATATTTGTCTGTAACATATTTTTCAAAGTCTTGGTCTGATAACGGCCAACCATAGTAGGCGTCTGTTACATCATTTGTAAGTAAAATAATCCAATGTAATTCTGTGTCACCAAAATGTTTAAATGCTGTTACTTCTGGTCTTTCACCACTAGGTACGTCATACGTATCATACAAACTAACTTCATCTAAAATCTTTGCTCTAACTTTAATACGTCTCATTATATCAGTAACAAGTTTTAATTGTTTGTTACCTTTAATATCGTAAACACCTTTAGGAAATTTAGAGAAATATGCCATATTACATACCCATCGCTATTGTTTCTTTTGTCATAATTTCTGTTTCTTTAAATGCTAAATCAACCTTTGCCATAACTGGCGGAGCACCCTTGTCGTCTGCCTTAAATGTAGAAAACACTCCTTCAGGAGCATAGTCAACGTTCATTGTTTCTAATACACAACGGCTAATTCTAGGAATATATGTGTTAATATTTTCTCTGTACATATATGTAATTTGAAACTCACTAGGCACATTAAAATAACCTCTACTTGTAGATTGATATTCAGGCGACATATGAAATTTAAATAAGTTTATAATCTTGTGCATTTCATCTTTTTCTTTTTGATTTTTAGGAGCAAACTCAAAAGGAAAATTAAATGTTCTAAATGGTACAGATTGAAATACTAATTCCATTTGTGGGTTAACTGCCTGACCTTTTGCTTTATCAAAGGCTGCCTCAGCACCCTCAAAACCTGGTATTAAACTAGCTGCTCCAAATAAAGCACTTCTAATAAATATGTCTTTTGTATCACCACCTGCGTCTTTAGCTGCTGATACTAGAGCAGAGGCGGCGTCTTTTACACTACCAGCATTTACAACACCTGTCAAGGCATTACCTAATAGGCCTGCTAAACCTGTTGAAGCGTCATTGTAACTAGTACCATAACCAAATTTAAGTGCTTGACCTGGTGTGTATAAAATTATACTGTCTGATAAAAAAGTGTGTGTTGGTGTTTTTTCATTTAGTCCTGAGCTTACTTTAATTTCTCTATCAGCAAAGTTTAAACCTTTTTTCTTTAATTTTGCTAGTGTTTGATTTTGACTATTATTTTCGCCAACATAAAAACCACCATCAGCACCTGTTACATTATTAACAGCTTGATTTATTTTTGTATTAGGGTTTGTACCTTGATCTTTAAATTTTGATGACTTGTGCATTAGCACATCAAATATAATAAAATGGCCTTCACCTAAATTCATTGTTTCTTCAGGATATGCCACAAAACCATACTCATACGGATTGACCGTCATATGTGCTTTAGGGTCTATGTTTTGTATTTCTAGTGGTGACTTGTTAATTAACTTAGCAGCCAATTTCTTCTTTTGAGCACCACCAGCTGCGAAATTGTTTATAGCACCAGAAATAGATTGACCAACCATATTTCCTACTACGCCTTTTATGATGTTTGATACTTTACTTGTAAATGCCATTTTGTTTGCTTACCTATATATTAGTAATATTTATAATGAAAAAGAGAGCAACATATAAGGGTATTTACAGACCCACCAATCCAAAGAAATACGCTGGCGATCCTACAAGAATAATATATCGTTCTAATTGGGAGCGTAAGTTTATGGTATATTGTGACCGTAATGAGGATATTATACATTGGGCTAGTGAAGAATTAGCGATACCCTACGTCAATCCAATTGATAGAAAAAGACACCGTTACTATCCTGACTTTATCATAAAAACTACAAAAGGCAAGCGTTATATGATAGAGATAAAACCAGCTGCTCAAACTAAAAAACCTAAACCTAAAACAAAGAGAACAAGAGCATTTATGAGAGAGAGTTTAGAATATATCAAAAATGTGGCTAAATGGCAAGCCGCTGATGTTTATTGTAATGATAATGGTTTAGAGTTTAAAATCTTTACTGAAAAAGAATTAGGTATCTATTAAACAGGCACAGTTCCTAAATTAATCATTGTGTCGTCTATGTTTTTACTACCACTTAAAGTATTAATACTAGCAGAGTTGCTAGCCACGTTTTGTTGACTTCCACCAATTACATTGTTTATTACTGTGTTACCTGTTGTACCAGCACTAGCAAATTCAGCATTTGTTTTTGTTCTTTGTTCAATATTTAAATTAGGCACAGTAAACGTAGGTGATTCTGGCACCTCTAAATCTTTTAGTATCTTTTCTTTTAGTTTTTGATCTTCTTCGGCCTCTCTTATGATGGACTGCATTTCTTGTTTCTGTTTGGTAGCAGAGTCATTTACAAGTGCTTCAGGACCCTCGTCTCTTTCTAAAAGTTCTATATTCTTAAATGGATTGACTTTATTAATTAACTCTATTATATTATTAAGGGAGTCAATAAAAAAGTTTTTGACCATTCTAAATGCTTCACTAAAAAAGTTTTTGATTTTACCAGGTATTGATTTTACAGCGTCAACAAAATCACTAATGCTGTCTCTAAATTTGTAAATTAAAAATATAGCACCACCTATGGCCAAACCTATTGCTATAGGTATTGGTTTTAATATAAATGATAAAGCTTTAAATGCTTTTACTACAACTTTCAAAGCACCCTTACCTAAAAACATAAATGTCTCGCCTATACCCACAACAGTATCTTTTAACATCATACCTGCCTCACCAATGGCGTTAAATGGTGTCATTAAAGCGTCAACAAAACCTGCCAACATTGGTGGCAGTTCTAATCTATCACCACCTGTATCAGCCGTTATGCCTAACGTTTCTGATTCTGTAGCTATAGCAGCTCTTCGTTGTGTGATTTCTTTTTCATCAGCAATTATTTTTTCTTTGTCTGCTACTGTAAGTTCATCTTTCTTTAAAAGTTTTTCTCTTTGTTTGATGATTTCTTTTTCTCTTTTGTCCGTCTGTTTTATTTGATTGTTTAGTAAAGAAGTTCGTTCTTTAATTTCTTTTCTAGTAAGTATATTAGTTTCTATTCTAAACTCTTTGCCTTCTTTGATAGTTTTTACTTCAGCCGCTATATTACTTTGTCTTAACTCTTGTACTTCGGCCTCTGCCTTAACTTTTTGTTCGCCAAGTTGTTTAAGTCTATCTGATAGGCCTTTATTAAAATCATCTAAATTAATACCTAATTTATCAATTATAGTCTCTGTTTTTTTAAGTGCTTCTTCAAACTTAAAAATACTACCACTCTCTGCCTGTTCAGTTATCTCTTTTGCTAGATTTCTAACTGTTGTAGGAGATATAACAGTTTTTTGACCTGCGCTGACTGTTTTCATAGTCTCGCTAGTTATGGTCTTAAACAGAGCTTTTATATCAGATTCTAATACGGCCATTTATTATCTTCTTGGTTCTTTTGATGATGAAATTTTTGATGATTTACCATTTACATATAATCCAAACCAAGCAGCGCCAGCACCAACAACAACAGATACAAAACCTGCTTGAGCATTGTTAGGAGCGTCTAAAGCCATAAACCAATTCATAGTGTTATAGAATACTAGGCCATATAAGACCATCATAATTCTAGGTACAGTTCTCCAATTAGATAAAAATTGTGGTAATTCTTCTTTTAAAAACCACCATACCCATTTAATTGTATTTACTGTTTTCGTTGTAGTTTCTTCAAACATTATTTGTTCCTCTCTCGTTTTCTCTCATTTTCTTGTTTAATCCAATTTGACAACAGAGACACATATACGTCTCGTTCCCAAGGCATTAAATTCTCTAATTCACTTAAGCTATATTTATGATGTTGTATCAGAGCAAAGTTAGTTTCGAAGTATGCCTCTAGGCTGTTGTGGGCGAGGCTGATTCGAAAAAATCATTTAGTCCTGATAAAACTACTTTACTTTTCACATTGGTAACTGGATTTGTCACCTCAACCTCGTATCTTAAACGAGGCATAGTATCAAAAAATGACTTAATTTTAACAAAAGAATCTTGTGATAAATCTTCAAAAAATTCTTTTATCTCTTGTTGTGTACTATCTTTCGCTGGATATATTTTATCGCCCTCGTATATATGGTCAACACACTCCGTTAGAACATCAAATATTTGCTCTGTCGTAGGGTTTTCCATAGTGCCTGATTTTAATACATTCATTGTTGGATATTTAAGTACAACACCTAAGTTTCTTTTTTCATCAACTACTAATTTGTTTGTATGCTTATCGTCAACTTCAACATTAACTTTTGTTAAATCAACTTCAACATCAGCATAAGTTTTTTTATCATCTGGACATAACACTTTAAATTTAGTTATCTCACCTACTGATTTAGCTCTTATCTGTAAAAAGATGTATTCTAAATCAAATGTTGGTAATTCTTCTACTTTTAAACTATTAAATGTACAAGACGCTACTATTTGTTTTGTTGCTTGAAAAATCTCATCTGCTTTTTGAGATTCCATTGCCATCAAAAGTATCTTTTCTTCTTTTACTAGAAACGGTCTATACTTAACTTTAATATCTTGTGATGGTAAAGTCAGTTCATATGTCGGCGTTTCAATTTTTGGTAATGCCATTATATCTCCTTATTATATAATTTATATATTTAGTGGTGGTATTCTAAATGGTGGAAATGCTCTTCCACCAGTTATAGGTCCTATTGGTACTCGTCTTCTTATATCGTTCAATACATCACGGCCTGCTCTTCTTAATTCAGGCGGTAATTTACTGAATAAACCACCAAACAATCCACCATATTTAACTGTTGGTACGTTAAATTCTTTTTGACCTAACAATGAAACATTATCTGCTTCATCAATGAAATAATTGACCCAATGTCTAAATGAAAACGTTACTGTAAACGTTTGTACCTGGTTTGTATCGTGTGAATACGAAACAGCACCAATAGTTTTTGGGAAACAATCAAATAATTTTACAGCGTAAGTTACGTCATCTCTTTCGTTTTGGCTAGCATAATTACCTAATTGTAATATGTTTACCGGAGATACATAATCGTTGTAATAATTAAAATTAAATGTAGTATTACTATAAGCAGCTTTCTGCCATAGTTCAAAATAACTTCGTTCTCTTAAAAATTTGTCTGTATAAAATGTTGCTGTTATGTCAGCAAACTGAGCGTCATAAGCTATTTTTCTAGTAGGGCCATTGTGCTTAATTTCTTTTGTTATTATCTCTCTACTAGGCATATCTACTGCTGAACAAAATGCTTGTACTCGTCTAGCATTGGCCAACTGTACTGCTCTTAAATCTTTTGATAAAGCAAAACCTCTTGTCTCATCTGTAATCTCACTAGAATAAGTAGCGTCATTATCGGAAGTACCAAATAAGTTCTCACCTACACCATTTGGTAAATTAAATTCAATATAGTATCTTGCTTTTCTAGCAAAACCCTCTGCCTCGTTTACGTAGGCTTGTATTCTACCCATTGTAGAATCTGGATTACCACCTGCTCTTTGTTTTAATCTACTATCACCTTGTACATTGTCTAAAGATCGGTCACGTGGTATACCAATCCTTACATCAAAACCGCCTATTCTTTTTCCGCCTCTTAAAATTGCCATTAAATCATACCTCTACTGTCTGCCCATACTTTACTTGTACCTGCTTTAACAAATCTTTGTACAGGTAGATAAGCTGCTAAAGCAGACTCATCAAAATCTATTCTTAAAAAACTTGACCTAACATAGCCATACAAATATTTTTTAAGTGTTGGTTTTACTAGATTAATACCTTTTACAATATCATAACTTACACTCATTTTAGTTGATGATTTAAAACCACCATCTGAAAACTTTTGTAATCTTTCTAACAATCTAAATCTTAAAAGATATGGTAAGTAGTGAAAGTTCATACCTAAAAAACCACCCTTAATTGGTTCTAGTGGTAATACAAGTGGAAATCTGTCGTAGTAAGGTAGTTTAGCCTTTGTTTTAGGATCGTAAAAAAACATATTTAAACGACCTGTGCTTGGTTTACCTATCAATTTACCACTATTCATTAACTTTCTAGCGGTAACTGTGTCTGCCATTGATTGTACATTTTTTCTGTACCAATCAGCAGACTTCTTAATTCCGCCTTGCCTGTCTTTTAATGGATCTAGTATTGAAGCCATAACAATATTTATACGAGGAAATAAAAAAGGCCAGGTATTTCTACCTGACCTTTAAGCATAGTTAAGAGAGAGAGTATTACTCTTCCTCAGCTAATTTACTAAAGTATGACAAAGTATCGTCACCATCACTAGCTTCTGGTTGAGCATTAACTTCAGCTTTTTTTGCTGTATCGTTGGTTTGAGGCGGGAGCTTTACATTCTCAACGGTACTAGCATTTCTGTCGCCTGTAATTACCCTATTCAGTTTCTCTTTGAGTTCATCATAGGTTTTAAAATTACTAAGGTCAACAAAAGGTTTTAGAGGGTGTTGTAGTTTCCAAATTGCTTTGATTTTCTCGTCATCAACAGCAACTTGACTTACGCCCTCAAACTCGGATTTGTCGTAGTTCCAATAACCATCAACTTTTCTAATTTTTAGTTTAAAGTTAGCACCTTTCCAAAAATCAAATGGGTTGATTGGTTGTTCATCATCAAACGCCGGTTGCATTGCTTCTGTAATCTTATCAAATATCTTTTTACCAAATTTGAATAAGAATACTTTGCCCTCGTTTTCAGGATGTTTTGGGTCACTTACAATCATAATATTAGAATAGTAAGATAACTTTCTTTTTCTTTTTCTAGCTATCTCTTTATCACTATCTAGTCCTGTATTCCACAATCTTGTGTTTTCTTCCGACACAGGATCTTTTTGTGACATTGTTGTTAATGAGTTTTCAATATACCAGCCACCTTTGTCTTGGAAAGCGTGAGACCAAACTCTCTGCCAAGGTAAGTCTTCACCATCTATGGCAGGTAAAAATCTTAACACAGCAAAGCCATTGCCAGTTTTATCTAGTTCTGGTTTCCAGAATCTGTCGTCTTGGTATTTGTTCTTGTTTGATTGATCCTCAGGTTTGAGGTTTGTTTCAAGTGCTTTTGTTAACTTATCAAAATTACTTGATGATGTCTTTAATGTTTCAAAGTCCATTGTATTTCTCCTTGTATGTATCTTTGTATTCGTTGTTTTTGTGTTACCTGTATAATCGGTATCATTTTTATTTATAAGAGTTCTCACGTTGATTTGCCCATTTTTTTACTTCAGCATTTCTAGCCTTTTCATCATAGGTTGCTCTAGGTAAAGACCTCTTAATTCTGTACTCTTTATAACTTTCACACCATCTTACTATCGTGTTTAAAAGTTTATATATAATTTTATCAAACATATAACTACTAATATATCACAACCAGATGATTTTGTCAATGCTCCTACAAATTAAACTTCTTGTAAAAATCATCATAACTCATATAGTCTAGGTTGCCTTTGTGGTCTGTCCAATCTCTACACACCTTGTTAATATCATCATTACCTTTGATACTATTCTGTACCTTGTAAAACATAACTTTTTTACTCTTATGTTTACCAGAGAAGTCAAAAAATGTCTCTTTTAATTGTTGTACCCAATTTACACTAGGTGTAGGGGCGTGGTCTTTTAGCACATAGTTTGGTGTACCAGCAAATATATTATTAACTTTACCTGTTGTGCTACCTAAATCCATACCCAATAGATAGACCTCATTCGGTTGTTCTAGTAAACACGATATATAAGTTGCTGTAGGGCCAGCTGCCCAACCTTTATCTTTAAAATCATCTATGTCATTTAAACATTTTGACTTATTACCCTCTTTTAGCCAAGATACTTTAATAGATTTTTGTTGTACAAACTTTCTGCCTTTAGTTTTATCACTTCTAACTACGCTAGCAACACCAGAAACACTTGAACCGTGCATTACAAATTCTTTACTATTGCCTCTCTCATTTTCGTAAAAGGCTCCTTCTTCTCTTGCTAATTTTAAATCTTCATCTGAAGCACCAGCCTTAATCATATTCTCATATAGTTCAGCAGGTACTTTTGACCAGTTTCTAAAATAACAAGGTACTTTTTCAGCATAACCACTATGATAAATTTCGTGCATTATACCTTGATCTACACCTATAAGAGTGTCTATGTCATCTGGATTAGTTCTATAAATGGCATTACAACCATAAATCTTACCGTGTTGTTTTAGTTTTTTTAAATCAACACCTAATCTACTTTGGCCATTGCCTAAACAAAATACAATATTAGGATATGAACCGCCCTCTTTACCCATAAACAAATACCTTTTTCATTATTAGTTTACATTCAGTAGGATTAAATTTAACAAATGGTTTTAACTTGGCCAACGTAGATGAGATTTTAGGCCATACCACATTCTCGGTAATTTCTTTATCCCAATTTTTACTAAACGACAAGAAGTGGTCAAGCACAATGGCGGACTGGAAAGACGTTCTTTTTTGAATAAGTAAACGTAACAATCTAGGATGTTGTCCGCTACGGCATATAAAACCATCATCAAAAGAAAGATTACGAGAAAGAAAGTCATTATTAATCCGTACCATATCGTCCCTAAAATGATATCCAAAAGATTCTTTACGTTTTCTAAAGTCCAAATAGATGTCTTTTCCGTCATTTTGTAATAAATTTCCTATCCACTTTTTGTTATTATGTATAAAGTTAGCAACAAAAAAGTCAACAATGTTATCTTGGTCATACTGTTTTGATAATTTATGAAAGAAATATCTGTCATTTCTTTTAGTAAATGTTTCAAGTTTACAATTAACTTTTCCACCATATTCTTCATAATTATATGTATCCGTTGTAAAATGTAACTTGATTGCCAAGTAAGCCTTAAATACTTCAAAACCTCCATACATACATCAATCTTCTAATATTTTATTTGTAGCCTCTATTAGTTCCTCTGTCGTAAATTTACTTTTATCATCTTGTAATTTCATTTCATACTTTAAGATTAGATTACTTAATCTCTGAGCAGGCCAATTTGATTGTACCATTTCGTCTCTCAACTCTCTTAAATCTTTTAATATATCTTTTATCATATTGGTAACTGACCACATTTAGGATATTTTAACATCTTTAAGTTAGTCGCCTCTAGTTTGATTTTTTCTTTAAGTGATTTTGATATAAGGTTACCTACTGTACCCTCATCTATGTTGTGTTCTTTACAATACCACAACACGGCGTCCATATGTGATATGGATTTTTCTTTTACAATGTTTTCTATTTTTAAACTAAATTCTTTGCTTGTCATAATTTTTTTTAAGGCCGTGGTTTGACTCTCGCCTAGTACACGGCCTGGTACCTATTGTTTGTTAACGGTACCAATATATCATATGATATTGGTTTTGGCAAGTTTTTAAGAAGTTTATTTGTCGGTAGTTGTTAGATCAAATGTATGAAATAATATACAGCTCTCTGAACCATCTGGTACATCTATTACGGCTGCTGACTCTGATTTGTCCTCATTTACATAATAAGTTATCATATAAACTGGTTGTCCATCAAAAGCCATTCCTTCTCTACCTAAAGAAAGAGTAAGTGGTTTAAATTCATAATGATTTAAGTAATTGTTAATTGTATTTTGTGAACCACATAATGCTGGCACTTGTTGAAAGTAGTATTGACCAAAATCATTTTCGTGTTCAGCATATACACTTGTAGCAAATAGTATACCTAAAATTGTTATGAGTTTTTTCATCTTATCCTTGTTAAATAAGATGTTTTTAAGACTTCACCTTATCTTTTGTTTTCTGTTCAAAATATTTATAAAAGTTTTGAATAGACTTGCCAAGTTCTTCTTCGTAGTCTGCTTTGTTCTTAACAAAGGTCTGAACAGTACCGTCTTCACTAGCAAGTAAGATAACCACTTGTTCAATAGGTTTTCCAAACGTTTCTTCAAACATATGAGCATAAGCTGTGGTTTGTAGAAAGTAATTCTCAATCCAGTCTTCTTGTCGCTCTTTGTTTGCTGTCTTAAAATCAATTACAGATAACTTACCATTGTACTCGGCCACACAATCTACTTGACCAGCAATTGTAAGTTTTGGACTGTACATAATTGCTTCTAATAGATGTATATTATCAATTTGATCTATGTAAGGTTTCATTAACTTAAATAAACCTATTGGTAAAACGTCTCTAATACTAGGAGTTTCGCCTTTGATGTATTGTTCTACAAGTGTGTGAAATGCTTTACCTCTACGAGCTGCTCTACCCATTTCCCAATTGGCAACATTCTCACCAATGGCGTCTCGCCATTTTTGTAAGCCTTCTTTTTTTCTTATACCCAATACCGTGGTAACAGATGGATAGTTCTTACCGTCTATATTGTAAAAACGGTGACCATCTACTTTCATACCTTTTGTTTTAGGTAATATAGTCTTGTCTAGTTCTATAAATTTAAATGTCATAATATCCTCACTATACCATAATTTAGCTTATTTGTCAAGCTTCATACTTAAATACTTCGAAATCAAATCAAAGATTCATTAACTTCTTCTGGTGTAGGTCCGCCAGCAGCGTCTGAATATTCTTTTTGGTAAGCTGTTTTACCATTAGCGTCTCTAAATGCTATCAAATATTCTTTTCTATTTTCATCACCATTCTTATAAGAGCAATGTACCCACCCACTATTAGGTTCGTCCTTTTTGTGGTATTCCAGAATCAACTGGTCAAAATCCAGGTTATCGTGTATCCAATCGGCCAATGTTTTATTCGACAATCCATAGATTTCGAAATCGGCCGCCTGGCCAGAGGCGTGTTGTGAAGATACGCTTGAGCCTATTTCTACACACAATTCTGGACTACGAAACCCACTTGATATTGATACAACTTTGGCAAAATGGTCTCGGACTGGTTGTAATACGTGGTCACAAAGTCTTTGTAAGTTCTCAATATTATCCTCATTAGGATTATTATTGATATTCTTCCTGGTAGCTGTTTCGCTTTTGATAAGTTCTTTAAGCGAAAAGTTTTTGCTTAGTCTCATTTATTTTTTCCTTTGCTTTTAACTTTAATTTTTTGAGTTGTCTTAAATCGTACCAAGTGCCGGTTGATCTATCATTATTTCTTTTTACTTCAATATCATTAACGGCTCTTTTTAGTTCTTTATGTTCTGCTTTCGCTGTCATATTAACTCCTTGTTACCTTGTTAATTTTAAGATTTTCTCTATCTGTGCCTTAATAATTGGTCCTCTATTTGGCCAATGTATGTAAGGTTCGTCTGATTTAGATAAATTATATAAAAATGGTAATATTACTTTTTCAATTTCTTTAAATCTATCTGTTATATCTTTAGCTTGTACTTCTTTTGTTATAGTTTCTTTTTCTGCTACTATTTGCATTATCTCGTTCATCATTGACTTAATTGATGAAACATCTGATTTAACTTTAGAAATCTCTATGTTAGAGTTTTCTACCAATTTTGGATCAACAGCAGGTGTACTATCAGTTTTTGGCTTTGAAGACACCGGTGTAAAACCATAGTCTTGGTCCATATCAAAATCTCGCATATAATCTGGTATATCTGCCATCTTATTTACCTCTTCTTTTCCTGTGTTTTGCTAATACTTGTTCTGTTTTAGATTGTTTGATTGTTTTTTTACCATATCTGTTGGCAAGTTCACTTTTAGGGTGAGCTTCTGCTATTCTACTTAAATTGTCTTTCCATCCGCCATCTTGCCTATATGAGAGGCCTGAAACCCCTGCTACAATATTTAGACTCTTTAAGACCTGGTTGATGTGTGAATTTTGTTCTAAATATGTCTCCATTTCTGATATGGTCATCATATCAGTATGTTCTTTTTTAGTTTTTTTGTTATAAAACGTATATAAAGGCATTAACTTTTAAATGGGTCTTTAGTTATAAAATACTTATTAAGTATTTCTAACTGGTCATCATACTCAGCAATTATCAACAATTCTTTTTCAATTGTTTCTATAACATCTGGATGTTCAGCAATACCATTTATTTTTTCTAGTAATACTTCTACATTTGCTTTATGTTTTGCTATATGACCTTTAGCGTGTTCTTGTAATGCTTCAATTAGTTGTGTTCTCATTTTTTTTATCCTCTCTTAAACCATCCCATAATATTTTTTCTTCGTCAAACGTAAATGGTCTAATCATATTTTTACCTTTGTTTTTTCTTTCTTTAGTTTGTCTTTTAGATTCAACTAATGACAATTTTTCTTGTTCTTCATAGTTCATACTATCCTTTAAATGTCTCTGACCATTTGGCGTCAAAACTATCATATTGATTATACTGTACATTTTTATTGTCAGCTTCAATCATATCTGTATACCATTGTGGTACAACAGACGGTGCTTTCCAAGTAGCAAATCTTCTTTTCTTCATCACATAATAATTACGATAACTTTGAACAGCGTCACCTGGTACTTTACATTCATCTGGCATTGCTGGTTTTGGATCAGTTGCTATCTGATTAATTTTAGAATTTTTAGGTGGTGATGATAATATTTGACCAAGTTTTTGTATAGCAACGTGGTCTTTTGTATGATTATATCTTTTCTTATACTGATCATTAAGAGCCATCATATGTTTATATAACCACATATAGTTATAAGCAGATTCAAATAACCATATTGTGCTAGGGTGTTTTACCCAGCCTGCTTTGTATAGTATTTGTTCGTAGTTTGAATTAGGGTGTTTCCACCTTTTGATTTTTCTACCGTTGGCTGTTTTGCCATAATACTCTACACCGTCTAATACTCTATGACAAGTAGAAAGTAATTGTGCTGATTCTAAAATCATTTTTACCACGTGTTTATCACAACTCATTTGAGCTGCTATTACGGGGTCTTTATCTAAATAAAAAACATTCATTAATGTATAACCTTTCTGAAATAATCCATAGCGTCATATTTCTCACATAGTTTTTTGAAAACATTAAACCAATAGTTTTTACTCCAATCGGTCATTGACTTTTTACATCTGTTTTCAGCGTTTGATATTCTTCTAATCTGTACAGGTGACAGTTTAGATTTTAGTTCGATTTCATTTTTTAGTTCTTTGCTAATCATATAATATAGTATATCAGTTTTTTTTGTTCTTGTCAAGCACAGGATGTTGTTTATAATCAACTTCTTGGCATATTGCCTCTAATCCGTCTTTCAAAACCCTACGAATCTTACAATCATAACCTGTAATTGAAGATAAAATCTTGTCATCTGTTGTTTTCTTACCATTGGCCGTAAGGCTTAGGTCAATACCACTTTTAACATATGTTATTGTTTTATATGATTCGTATGTGGTTGTAGATGTACCAACAACTGCTGGTAAAGTACCACAAGCATTTAGTAATAGAATACTAATTATTAGGATTGTTTTTGTCATTATCGTTCCAGTCCATTATTTGATTTATTTTAAGCTTGATTTCATCTGGATCAAGGCCGTCTAACTCTTTATAACCTAGTTTGTTTACAAAACCTTGGTAACCTTTTAATTTTTTGTTTCTTTTTTCTAACTTATCTATCTTTTGTTGTAGATAGTCTTCATCATTTACTTTACTTAATTTTTTTTTCATATTCCATTGTCTTAATGAAATATTAGCAGCTACTAATAGTAATACTGCTAAAGGGTCAAATACAAATATCAATATCAATATAACTATTCTAACAGAGTGGTCAAAATAATCCTCTGCTTTTTCACCATATATCATTTCAGCGATATACTTGATAGGTCCTACTTCGGCCTCTATCTTATCTTGTTCTAATTTTAAGGTTGCCTTTTTATTTGTAAGTTCAGCAATTTTATCACTAGCATTATTGATTGCTGTATTTAATTCTTCTCGTTCAGATTTTTGTTTCTTTCTCTCTTTTAAACCTCTACTTACATATTCTTTATCTATGTAAACATCTAAAGCTTTGTCTAGTTGATCTAACGTTTTTTGTGATCTGTTAATAATCAATTGTTGTGAATTTATTTGATTGTCTAGTAATTCTATTTTTATATTATTACCAGATGTAGGTTTAACCTGGTCTAGGTGTGCCTTTGATAAAAAACCAAAGATACCCATAGATGTAATGAATATTAAAATTATGATGGCACCAAATAAGTACCCTTTTAATAATCTTGGTACATCTGAGCGCCAGTTTTGATATAACCAACTGGCAGCTACCAACTTACCTACTTCTAAAGCAGAGCCCATAGCAATAATAGGAACAAAAGCGCCAGCAAAAAGTGTTGCTAGACCTATGATTGAATAACCAGCCGCTATAATAGAAATACTAATAGCTGATATAAAAGTTAGTAATGTTAAAAACATAGTTATATTTATTTGATTGATTTATCCGTGGCAAAAGTATTTTCTAACTTTCTGACTTTCTTAATTATTCTAATAACTCTTTGGTCATAGTCAGCTGTAGTTGAAAACTTATCTAAAGTTTTAATTAATTTTATAGGGTCACCAGTTTCTTGTCTTTTTTCCCTAAACTCAGCATATGCTGGGTGTTCATTTAACAACCTAACATACTCTTTTACACTATCACATTTACTACCAAATGATCTAACACCCCAACCTGGCCATTTTTCTACACCTACAGGTAATAAGTGTGGTGTTTTTTCGCTAAACGTTCTAATACCAAATAAGTTATTTGCCTTTTGAGCAAATCTACTCATACCCCAACCACTTTCTAAAGCGGCCTGGCCTACAATCATTTCATAAGGCACTCTTTTATCTTTTGGTGTTGAAAAGTTTATATAGTTTATACATTTATGTAAAGCTCTAACAAATTGTACATCATTAGTATATGTAAATTCTGGTTCTCTTAAATCCATATCTTTGATTTTGCTCATATAGAATATATCAAGTTCACTATTTACTTTTAATTTAGCGTGTTTATTAGGGTGAAAAGTACCATACCCATAACTTAATAATGTTAATGTAATAAGGGCTAAAATAACTTTAGACCAGTACCAAGTTTTGTGTAATGTTTTTTCCCAATTAAAGTTTTTTGGCATAATAATCATATCCTCCCCATTCTACACCGTCACCATCTTTAAATGATTCTAATTTTATTTGATAAAAAGATAATTGTGGTTCTAGCTTTCTTACTTTTGTAAAGATAACAGCTGCTTGTTTATCAGTAAAGTTGTCGTAAACATCTTTTGCCCATTGACCAGTATAATATACTTTACCTGTACCTGATAAGTTAGATGGTTTTACCAATTCACTTAATAGTATTAATGCCTCACCTACACGCTGTTTAATGTAAGGGTCTAGCTCTTTTACTTTTCTCATTATATATCTCTCTCACTTTCATTATAGGTCAATCCCTATAGCATTTAATTTTGGCCTATAACTATAAAATAGTTTGTTGTGATTACCAGTATCACCAACATTAGCCATTTGGTACAAGTGTACCATTTCGTGTCCTAAAGTGTCCACAAAATCTTTTTTATCTCTATATTCAGGCAACATTTCTAAATGAAATTGTTGAGAGCCTTTTCTTTTCCACTCCCATACTGTGACCTGACCAAAACAAAACTTTTTAGATTTATCTTTGTAAATCTTTTTAATCTGTATATCATTAAATGGTGCTAGTTTATTTTTAAATACAGCTTTATTAATCATATTAAAATAGTATTTTATATCCTTGTAAGTTGTTTTATACTTACGTCTGGATGCTAATTCTTTTTTCAGTATTTTTTTGACTTTTGCTTTTTCCAACTTGACACCTCTTTTTTAAAAATTTCGTATATGACTAGTGATAGTCCTGCCAGTATAATAATTTTCAAATCAGTTGGAGCCTCTAAAAATATTTCAATCATTTACAATCGTCCTCAATTTTAGAGTCTTTTAATAAAGCACATTTATATTTTTCATCAGCCTGTAATCTTAAATCGGTCATTACACCGTCTAAAATAGCAGGTAAATAAGCTTGAAGTATTGATACCATTTCTATTGAATACTTATGAGCTAACTTTTCTAACTCATAACTCATCAAAGCATTGACATCAACATTCGTGCCATTCACTTTAGATTGTATAACGTGGCCAATTACCGCCGTATTATAGTCATCTGCTTTCGCTATATTTGAAAGTAAACTCCATATCAGGCCATTTACTATCAATATTGTCATAACAAACTTTTTCATAATATCCTCTCTTTCTATATTTATAATATACCACAAAAAGAGTGACTTGTCAAGCGATTAAAAGTGTTGATTTTATTGAGTTTTTTGAAGGGCGACACATTGGACGCCCTCAAAATTCGTTGATTCTTAAGCTTTTTTCATAAAATCATCATTCCAGTCAAAAGCCTCTTTTACTACAGCCTCTGTAAGGCCTTTGTAAACTTGGTTTAATCTTTTGTCTTTAATGTTGATTAATAAATCAGCTTCTGTTGTGTGTAAACCCTCTAACACCTGAATAAACAAGGTTTCTTTTCTTGTTTTAGATAGAGTGTTATTACCACCTTTTATGAAGTTAAACAATCTTCTTGTTTCCGATCTTAAAAGTGTATGCTGTGTACCAACTGGTGCCTCGTTTGCCATAAATGGCGGCGTTCCGTCTGGTAAGTCCCATTCTATTTTAGAATAGAAAGCGGCCTTTAATAGTTGTCTTAAATACGGTTTATCGTACTGTTTTAAAACTTCTATTTTTTTAGGTTTATCTTTAGCGTTGTTTATTAAAGTAAAGATTTCGTGTACGGTTTTACCGGAAACACCAGATGTGTTTGCCATAGCCGTCATAGCCTCTTTACTCATTAGTTGTGAGTTTCTTGGTTGTTGTTCTGCCATAATTATCTCCAATATATATTGTCAAAAATCGTTAATGTTTTCAATCAATGATTTCAGTTTGTTTTTCATAAAGTAAGGCAACAGGAGCGACCTGTCAGGTACTTTATAATTTCTAAAGCTATTTATAATGTTATTTTCTATCGTCAATGGTATTTGAGATAGGTCTATTAGCTTCTTATTTCTGTTATAGTTCTTCTTTGTTTCCGAACCTAGTGGTATGTTGTCTAAATTAGACCATTCAGCCAACTTTTGTTTAGTAATAGGTTTCTGCCTATCACCTCTAACAAAAATTTCGTCATCTGATAATATGTTTGGTACACCATCTGATCGGTCACCTTTTATTATCTGTTCTCTTAAAAATTGTATAGGGTCTTGTTGTTCACCAATAAATGATTTTAAAAATGGAGACCATTGATATACATTACCATAACTATGTAATTGTATAAAGTCTTTATCACCTGATACAACAAGGTAAATATCTTCTTCTTGTAATTTAATTAGTGTTGCTATAATATCATCTGCTTCAGAGTTCTCTACATACATCATAATGTAAGGAAAGTTATCTTTAATTTCTTCTTTGATTTCGGTAATAATTTTAAATATATTATCCCAATCAAAAGGGCCATCTTGTCTAGCCATTTTTCTACTATGTTTATAATTAGGAAAAAAGTCTTTTCGCCAAGGATTGCTGGCGTCTGAACACAAAACCATTGTACCGTATTCTCGTTTAAACTTGGCATTGAAACCTCTTAATGAAGTTAACACCATTTGTCTTATCATTTCTTTATTAGGTTTAACATCACCCTTACCTCTGACCTGTGCCATAAGGTTTGAAATCAATACTTGGTTTAAATCTACTAATATCATAATGTTCGTGTTAATCTATTGTTCGCTGTTTCTATATATGCTTTATCTATTTCACAACCAATATACTCTAAATCATACTCTTTGGCAACCACGGCCGTTGTGCCTGTACCCATAAAAGGATCAAATACAACTCCTTGTTTAAGACCAGATACTTTTAAACATTTTTCTACTAACTGCCTAGGAAATATTGCTGGGTGTTTATCTTCACCAGCTATTTCTGCTGTAATATCTTTTGTCGCTTTACTTTGATAAGTTATATGCCAACAATTAGTTGTTGGTCTCCAATCTCTACCACTTCTTTTTTTATTTCGTTCAGCGTTATTATATGCCTCATCATAAGGCACACCTGACCATTCTAAATCTATATCTGTATTACCATCTTTTGTAAAATGAAACAAATGTTCCCAGCCATTTTGTAAATATCTTTTGCTTGTTGTTGGTGTAGAATAACCTCTAACTTTACCATCAACTTCTACTGACTTTGCCCATATAATATTGTTTTGTAATTTCCAAGGTACATTCTCAGCAATTTTAAATACATCAAACGGATTATTTTTTGAATAACCTAAATTTAAAAATAGGTGGCCATTTGGTTTTAAAACTCTACACACTTCATACCACACCTCTTTCATCCAAGATATGTAATCTTCTCTTGTGTCTTTGTATTGTCTGTAATTTATCCCTAGATTATAAGGTGGGCTTGATATACACACATCAAACGATTCATCTGCTGTTGTTTCTAAAAACTTTAAACAATCAATGTGGTGTATCATTTAAGTATTTCTTTTTATACCATTTATAAAATGCTTTGTCTTCAAATAGTTTTACAATTTCAGGTGCTGATACCTGATCGCTTCTTATACAATCGGCATAATTTTGATATTCTGATTCTTTAATTTTCATACTGTATCATCACCATAGTAATGGTCTGACAATGGCCCTTTTTTTCTTTTTTCAATTTCTTCTAATCTTTTTAATTCTTTTTTCTTACTATAATTTATAAGCAAAAAAGCTGTAAAGAAACCTACAAAGGTTACCGTACAACCTAAAAAACCTAATAATAATCCGTGTTCTAAATCCATAAATGATAGGTGGCGATTGCTCGCCACCACACCGTTATTTTAATTAAGCGTCAATAGAAGCAACTGTAGCTTTTGTAGGTGCTACAACTGAAGCATTGTCGTATTTAAAAGGCGTTCCGTATAACGCTTTGATACCAGCAGAGATAATAGCTCTCGTTGGTGTACCAAGTCTGTACACGTGTTTACCTTTTACTTTTGAACCGTAGACCATATAGCCTTCAGCTCTTAAAGTATCAACCATACTTCTTGGTGATTTAAGACCAAACTTTGTGTTTAAAGTCTTCCAAGCAATTGCTTGACCTCTTAATAAAGCATTAAGAATTGTTTGTTTTTTTGACAAACTCTTTCTGCCTCTTGTTTCGTTTTTAGTATTTCCAAACATAATAATTTCTCCTTTTTTATTTTTGGACTATTTTACAACCTGCTAAGGCGATTACTTTATGTAATTCCGTTATCGTCATCTGGATCAAATATAATTCCAGTTTCGTTTAAATCTTTTAGTTCTTCTTTAAAATCTCTGCTCAATGGTTTACCGTTTTTAATTTTAGTATCTGTGACACCCGTATAATCTATTTGGGCAGATTGAGTTCCGTCTCTGTTTACCTTTAAGTTTACCATTTTGTCTGATAGTTTTTGTGCTGGGTGTTTAATATCAAAGTCTCTATACATTAAACCTCTCATTATATCTACTAACAAAGCCAAGTCTTTTGTAAAACTATGTTTATCAGTTTTGATTGCCATATCATAAAATTGTTTTAGTAAGTTCATACTTATATCATCAATTGAAGTTTCAACAAATTGTTTTGTTTGTTGTTTTTCTATTTCTTTGGCAACTTTACTACCCATTTTACGTCTTTGTTCATCAAGTTCTCTACTTCTTTGATTAACAATACGATTTTTAGGAAATTGTATTATTTTATCATCACTCACTTATAATTTCACCCTTAAAATTAACTTTATTTTGTTTTTCAAAATATTCAACTAATTGATTATAACCACCAATCAACTCGTCATCAATTTTAATTTGAGGCATAGCTCTAACATTTTTACCAATGTCTTCCAACATTTTACTAGGGTCAGAGCCAAAGTCTTTCTCTAATGACTTCTCCTCATACTCTAGGCCAAGGTTTTTTACCAAGGTCTTGGCCTTGGAGCAGTATATACAATTATTCTTACTGTAAATTGTTATTTTCATTCGCATTACCTGTATTTTCCAATAGTTGTTTGTAAGCAAGATCAGACTTCTCTTTTAACTTAAAAGAATCTAATGCTGTTTCAATGGTATAATGATACATTTTATTATACTCACCCATTGGTAATCTCAAACCAATCCAAACTCTATAATATCCGTTTTTAGTTATTGTAACGTCTTTTTTCCACATTTCATAACCTCTAACTTGTGTTTTAGATATTATATTGATTATTGTAACCTCAACATCTGATACAACAGACATTGTATTGGTTTTACCAATTTCAGTTATATACTGTTTAGATTGTTTGTTCATTTCACCCTTTACAATATCGGCCAAATCAGCCTTAGCAATCATCATACCTTTTTCAATTGCTAATTGTAAATCAGGAGAAACGGCAGTACCAACACCAAAGATACACTCTTTGCTTTTGTTTTTACCAAACTTCGTAGTACCACACGCTTTCTTTACTTTAAAGTCATTCATATACCAACTAGGTACTTTATTCAATACCTTGCCTTTTTCTGACTTCATATTATAAGTGCTACTAGAACAGTTTGCTACTAACAAACCAGCTACTAATATACCTATTACTTTTATATAGTTTTTCATATTTTATCCACACTCCTCTCTACATTATATACGATCTCTTTCAAAAAGTCAAGTCCTATTTGAATATAAGATAATGACTCTTCAGCAGATACATCATACACTATTACACATAGGAGAGCGATAATGATTATATTTCTAATCATCTAACCTCCCATTCACCATTTACTAATAAACACACTTTTCCTGGTGTCTTAAAAGCGTGTCCCTCCCGACTATAATACCGGCAGTATTCTGTAGCATTCACGTCTCTATAATAAAACTGAGCAAATAAATCCCAATAACCTGGGGTATCAATACCCTTTTTACCATCAGCACACTCCAAAATTTCTTCTTTAATAATCTCATCACCTTTTTGTTTAATTATCACTTTTACAAAACAATACTGACCATCTGTTTTTTCTGGCGATATAGATTTAATCTTACTATGTAATATCTTTTCACCAGCCATCACTTTAAAGCTAGCCATTATCATAAAAATCCAAAAAACTACTAAACTAAAATATAATATTTTTTTCATTATTTTGTAGGATCCTCAATCCATTGTCCATCTGGTAACTGACAAGCAGTACCAAATACCATTGACCTATTTACGCCACCAATACCAACTAATGGCCATTTACTTGATATATCAACTGTAGCGTCATAATCTTTACACTTGATAGGCCCTTTAATATAAGTGTTATAGACTTTAATTATACCAGAGTTACCAGTTTTAGAATTAAACCAATTAGTATAACTTGAACCGTTAGGACTTGTATTTAAATGATCTACAAATACGGCGTTGTGTACATCATAGTCTGAATTATACATAAGATCAGCACCCTTAAAGGCACCAACTACAGCACAACCAGCAATAGCATAAGGATTATCCACACCCATTGATACACACATACCTGTTGTTGTAGTAGCACCTAAACCGGCACCCACATTTGATCTGTTTACAGCACAATTTGTTAATAACAAACTAGCTAGTAAAATCCATATTATTTTTTCTAATTTCATCACAAATTTTCTGACTATCAACACTTTTTACAATGTAATAATCTTCGTTATTATCAACTACAAATTTATTAAAGTTTTGTTTATGCCAGAAAGTATGTCCTCTGGCAGAAACAGGTCTAAATAAATGTGTACCATCATTGGCACTTGTACATACAAAATCACCAGGCATTATTGATTACCCTTAAACATTGTAAAAGGCCATTTAGTTTTCATTTCAGCCCAACTTTTTGCTTGATACTCTTTAGTTTCTTCCCATTCATTTTTTAAATGGTTACCAACTTTTTTTGGTGTTTCAGCAATTGCTGTAGCAAACTCTTTAGGAGTTATAGTCTTTGTCTCATCACTCTTAGCCATTGTCATTGTCATTAAAACAGCAATGGTTATCATCATCATAGTTTTCATACTATATTTTCCTTCCCATAGTTTTAAAATCCTTATCATCAATCAACATATAAGGACCCTTATTATATGCCACACTAATTGTTTTACCAGCAGGTATTCGTGTAGCGTATTGTTTTTTCAAACCAACACCTGCTATGTTATCACTCGTAGGCAAACTAGGCCTACACGATAAATCTGGCATAGGGTAACCATCAAAAAAAGATTGAATCTCACCAGTATCAACATCAATGTTGACACCTAAAGATTTAATGTATTGATTGTGTTTCCTGTTTATCACTTTTAGATTTTCTGACTTCTTTTTTTTCACCATTTTCATATATAACATATTCTAGTTCTTCTTGTGCTTTCTTTTCCGAGTACGTCATACCGAATACTCTCATATAAGTAGCGTCTCTAGGATTAGGAGCAGACCAATCATCAATTAAATTTTGTAGATTGTCTGTCGTTAATTTAAGATTACTAAAGTTTTTAGGTACTTTAATCATATCTTCTTTTAAAGCAGTAAGGTAAGCAACTCTGTGTTTGTAAGATTTCTTACCGGCAGGCTTCATAGCATTTTTCTCATCTTTTTGAGTAGCCATTTTAAACTCTGTGTGTAGCATTTCTTTTGTATAAAACATATGTATTCCTCTCTCTGTTAAGTTAATGATATTAGTATACCACAAATCGTTCCAATTGTCAAGCCTGTAAAAAGTATTGATTTTACTTGGTTTTCTACATATGGAACACACCTGGACACGCCAGGATTGGTGATTCTTAGCTTGTGTGAGTAGTACATCATCTACTTTCCTGCCTCACTATCAATCTCTAGTTGTAATGATGTATCAATATCTGATTGTACCTCAGCCCATTTATCAAATTGATCAATCTCTTTTTGTATCTCATCTTTAAATGTAATTAGATCGTCTTTGGCGTCTGCTATTTTACCATCATCAATTTTATCAATGACCGTATTCAACAAATCTACCGTTGCTATTTCTTGTATCATAGTCCTCCTATATTCCTAGTGCCTTAATTGTTTGTTCTTCCGTGGTAGGTAATTGGTGTCCACTAGTTAACCAATCTACCATCTGTTCAAAATAAAACGCCTCATCTGTTTTACCTTCTTGTTCTAATAATTTTTGAGCATTCTTAAAAAACTTTAGAGTTGTCATATCCTTCATTGTCGGATCGGCAGCTCTTACTACTTTACCTGGTCTTTGATTACTCATCACCTATCTCCTTTTTAAATTCTGGTAAATGGTTTAGATTAGCAAATCTACCATTCTTATCAACAGCATATGCTAAAGTCTGTCTATGTTTTTTAATAGTTTTTTTAAACAACTCTTTTGCCTCTTTATAAGTTTTTACAACTGTTTTTGTACTTCTATCCAATGATCTCCACTCCATAATAGAATACTCTACAGCACCATTTATTACGCCTTGTTCCCATTCATTTGGTTTATTATTCATCTTGTAAATACCGGTCCTAATATAATTGATAATAACATTAAAGGTACAACAATAGATAATGGCCAAAAATCCCAAAAGTCTTTCCAACCTAAATCTTGTTCTTTCTTTTGTTTATTAATATCTCTTTTAACTTCTTTCATCAAGTTATTGATAGGTTCACCTTTTGAATAACTAGGAAAACCTAAATCATTACATAATTTAACTTGATTATAAACTGACTCTAAAGTCTTTTTCTTTACTGTAATAGTTACCGTTTTAGACACCGGTTACCTCACTCATTACATTACCGTCTTTATCTCTTACAACACCAGCGTTAGCGTCTTCTTCTTCAGGTGTCATTACTTCTACCTCGTCAGCATAAGTATCAATATGTACATCTTCAGCCTCTTTTGCTTCTTCTAGTGTTTGATTGTATGTATCGGTATCCCAACTCACTTTACCCAAATACTTCGTTGTATCTGAATCTGTGTAGTTAGCGTCTACCATATATGTTTCAACACCATCACTAGCATCCGTCATATCTTTACCTATCTTACTGTGATTGATACCACCAAAG